ATTTTCGACTTCGAGTATAAGACAGCTGGCAGGATGTCAGGTGATATGAACACTTCTGTTGGAAACGTGATTCTTATGACATCCGTGTTGTTACATTGGAAAGAGACCTTAGGGTTAGATTTCAAGTTGGTTAACAATGGGGATGATTCAGTTGCAATAATGGAACTTTCAGAACTGCCAAGATTTCTTGACGGTTTTGATTTATTTTTTGTTGCTTATGGATTCAACATGGTCGCCGAAGAGCCCGTGTACCGTGTTGAGCATATTGAATTTTGCCAGATGAAACCCGTTCGATTGGACCGAGGGTGGATGATGGTGCGTAAACCAACAAGTGTTTTCAAAGACATGATTGCCATTTCGTCCAGAGGTGTAGCAAAATATTACAACTACCTTAGGGATGTTGGACTTTGCGGACTGTCCTTGTACGCAGATTGCCCTCTAGTTGGAACCTTTTACAGTGTTCTGAGTCGTCAGGGAAACGAACGACTAGAAGGGGAATTGCAAGGCGGTTTAGCTTATTGGATGAAGCAAGGAGACTATGAGAAAATACCAGTTCTTCCTGGTGGTTACTCACAAGATAGTCTTCTTAGCTACTGTGAAGCCTTTTCACTCGAGCCCATAGTCGTAATTGAATTTGAAGAACTTGTTGAAAAAGATTTAATGGCTGCAATTAGACAGCTATCGCTTTCGTGTTAAAATGAGTAACATGAAAAATAAGAATAATGCTAGGACCGGGGGAGCCGTATCTCCCTCGAACAAAGAACTTGAATTTATCAACACTGGGCACGCCGCTCAAAGCAGGTATTTGGCAGCTTTAGCTAATCCATTTGCCTCGCCGGCTGTCCCAATTCCTGATTCATTCCTCCCAGCACACGTCGCCAAAGCAGCTTTGGAGACTGTGTACTCTAACGGTGTTGACGCACTTCGTATAGAATTCTACAAGACTTCTGACTCACCCACTGGAGATTATACACTTAAATTTCGATCCCGTCGCGGAAGCGCTTGGACGGAGGACAGGACGTATCAATCCACAGACGGCAGTCGTTTGGTCGCAGCAGGCATATCTTTTGAAGATATTGGTAAAGCTGACGATGTAGAAGGAGTTGTCACTTATAGCCAGATGAACATGGCTTACACGGGCCCGGCGACGCCGTCCGAAACCGTGTCTGAGACTACACGATCTTCTCGCAACATTGGCTTTGGCACTGCCTTGTATGAACTCCAACGCCGTCAGGCCTTGGATTTTGAAGGTGATGCTTTTACCATTATCTCTATTGAGTTCAGTCATCAATCCAACATGTTGGTTCGTTTCTGCGCTCTAACGGAGAGTGATGGTGAATCTGGCTTTCCGGAAGTTAGATATTCGAACAAGGATTTCCTTATTTCCGGTCGAGTACAAAATTACCATGCAGGAGTGTTTGCTGACACCCCTCACCCTGACCTCGACCATTCGTTGATCGAACCGGCCCACACTGACGTCCAAGAGCACAATGCTGGACATCACTCTTCTGCATTAACTGCAGCAGCGCATTGGGTTAGTTCGGCTGCCGGATGGCTGTGGAAACACAAAAACGAGGCCGCCTCGGTGATCAGGGCAGCGCCAAAATATTACCATGCCATGACCAAATATGGGGGATCAATCATGAGCGCTTCTGGACAAATTATGTCCCTTGGCGCTCGTGCTGCCCCATTGGCCATTGCATTGTGATGAGGCGATTGCTGATGAGGTTGAATACCACATTTGGAAAATGTTTCTGTAGTGTGGAACAGGATGT